TCTTCTTTATCTTCTTTGTTTCGGGGTCTTTAACATACACATAATACTTTTTCGGCCCACCAACTTTCGGTGAGTTTAACTCTACATCTTTCTCTTCATGCATAGGACAATCTAATGGTACATGTTGTCCTTCATACTCTGCAAACTCCCCTAAATCTGTTTCTAAAAGGGTCTTATCTACTGCAGTAGGTATGTAACTACCCTCTAATTGTAGTCTTCGTGCTTCTTTAATAGTTTCAAAGAACATTTCTGACCCTAATCTAAAGGGATTATCGAATATATTGATCTGATTCTCTTGTAAGGATGCAACGGTTTCTTCTATCGCAAGTGTTCTAAAGGTCTTCAACTTTGAACTCCTCGTTGTATGGATAGTCCTTCAATGGATTACCGAATACATCTTTGAATCTTTTTTTCATTTTCTCTTTTGTTTCGTGGACTGCTTTTTCTTTCTCTTTGATGTACTCATCAACTGATTGGCCAGGCGTATCTTCTTGATAAGATATTCTTATCTCATCTGTCCCCTGTTCGAGGACTCCATTGTCGTGTTTATTACCTGACATTACTTGTCTCCAAACATTTTATTAAACTTCTTGGTGTGAGTGGATTTCTTAGTCTTTGTAGGTTCCCCGTCTTCGTTCTCATCGCCTGGAGCAGGGCCTGTCTTTTTAGCTTTAAAGTGAGCGTCTCTTTTCTGTTTAGTATCTTTGTCTAAACCTTTGTAATACTTCTTAGGTTGTGTACCCTTATTCTTTGATACATCTTTATCCTGTTCTTCTTTGTCTTCGTTATAACCCTCAGACTTACCTTTAACCTTTGCAGCTAGGTCTTTGTCTGCACCACCCCAAGTTCCTTTTGACTTGGTTACAAATGAATTCACTCTTGCAAATGCCCATTGTTGTGCAGTTGCACCAGGCCTGTGTCCTGTTTTGTATGCAGCGAGTCCTCTGTTGTATACCTGTTTCAATATACCAAGAGGCATTCCTGATTTCTCTGCTTTGTTCTTGAGACCTTTTTCATTCTCATATAAAACTTCTTCGTTGGTTGCAGCCTTTCTTGCAGCTTCTCTTTCTGCCTCGATTGCTTTGTTCTGTGCTTCTTTCTCTTTCTGTAGATTGATTGCATCCATTTGTCTTGCATGTCTATCTTTAAGAGCTTCCATCTCATCAACTTGTTTATTTTTGAGTCTTTCCATCTCTTCGGTTTGTTTTGCCTTGAGATTAGCTGCGTCTACTGCAGCGTCTTCTTGTATGTCCCCAGCAACTAAAACACTCAACTGGTTAATCATCGATGTTAACACTGGTGTTGGTAACTGAGACAACATTTGTATTTGTTGTTTCGATAGACCTTTAACTTTCTTTAGAAGTTTTGCAGCCTTATTCTCTTCGATTGTTTCTTCTATAGGGTCACCAAACTTAAGGAATAATCTACCCTTCTGTTGTTTCTTATCAGTAACTTTTGCACCAACCATTGCACCTAGGGTGTTAATCATTGCAATACCTTTCTCGGAGTTCTTCTGATATTCTTTACCAAGTTTCGATTCAATCTTATCCATAATGTTTTTTAGAATGTTATTCCAATCTGAAACAAGTTTACCCTCATCAAAGATAGCAGCTGATTTGTCATTTGCTTCTTTAAATAATTCTCTGTATTTCTTTGCAGCCATAATAGTATTTATCCCTGTTTCCTTAATAACATGCGTTCTCTCCACTTAAGAGAAAGCTTGTTTGATGGGAACTTCGATGTCCAAGTTAACATAGCTTTGTATAGTTGACTTGCCTTCTTCTTCAATGTATTGAAGTCATCATCATTTGTGATCGATATGAAGTCTCTCCCAAATAGTTTCTTAAATTCGTCTGCATTTTTCATTGCAGCTTCCCAGTCATTTTGTACGATATCGAATGGTAGTTTTCTTGCTCTCTTTGCATTTCGTTGTTGTGCATTTGCAAGTGATGTAGTAACAAATACCATTTTGTACTCATAACCAAGTTTATCTAACATCTTCTTATAACTAACGATCTTAGATTTGTTTGCAGCTGTGGTGTCAAAGATCATTCCTAGTCTACCTGAGATATATGCATCCATATTCTTACCAGTAATCTTCTTTGCCTTTGCACGAATCGGGTCTATCTTATCAAAGTCTGCACCTCTTAGATCAAGAGATAGTCCTGCTTTCTTAAGTCCATTCTCAAATGCTTTATCAGTGTTAACCATCTTAAGACCTAGTGCTTTTAAAGCCAACTGATCTACAACTGTTGATTTACCTGAACCAGGCCCACCCATAAGGAACACAGCTTTGAAGATGCCTGGGTCATAAACACCTTCTGTTATTAAATCTTCCATCATGTATTCAGGAAGATTACCCTCATTGATACCCATTCCTTTACGGATATCATCGTATAGTTTCTTTGCAACACTCCTACCTTTAGATGGTACACCTTGTTTGAATGAATCAAAATCTCCATCCTCTGCAAATTGTCTCATCTTACTTGCAGACATTCCTGATACATCATCTGCATCGGGGTCTCTTTCTCCAGCTGATATGATGTTTATATTCTTAAACTTATAGTATCCGTGTCTTGCTTTAACTCCGTTGTATTTGGTCAATAACATTTCAAATTCTTTTACTCTGTCTGAACCTACAACCATGTTTACATTTACATACTTCTGTTCTTGTAAATAGTTTGCAATCTCAAATACTGTTTTAACATTTGCATTAACAACAATTTTACCAAAGAACTTTTTGAGATACTTAACTTTATCTCTGTGATTTAGTGGATTCTTTCTTTTATCATTTGAGTGTGATGAGAACAATAATACATCTGTTCCTGAACCTACCTTCATAAGTTTCTTAACGAGTAACTCATGACCTGTAGTAGGCGGGTTGAATCTACCGAAAGTAAATGTACAACTTTTCTCTTTTGCCTCTGATAAGAATCTGTTAAATGTCTTCATTTGTCCCATGCCTTTTGTGCAGTAAAGTTATTAAATGCAAACTCCATTCTATCTACGAGTTTGACTGCGCCACCTTTTCTATCGATTGCAACATATCCTTCGGGGTTTACTGCCTCGAAACCAGTTGCAGTCTTCTTAAATGTTCCTATACTCTTTACTCTATTTAGTACAACAATAATCATTTGTTTTGCAACAACTAAGTGTCCCATGAATAGTGTAAGGTTTGTTAAAAACTTCTTGATCGATCTCATTTCATTGTATAGTTGTTCACCAATATCTCTCTTAATTGCTTTTGTCTTTTCTTGTTTTACTTTGCCAACTACTTTATCTCTCCAGTAGTTCTCAAAGTGTTTCATGTACCCATCATATGTGGGTTTAAATTTACCTTGTCGGATAAGTGAATTGCAATAGGTCTTGTAAGTTGCCCCAGCACCCTTCTTTGCAATTGTAGTTTGTAATTCTCTGAACTTCTCTAAGTCTTTCTTCTTGATACCGTGGAATGCTTTACCAGCTTTAGATAACTCCTGAGTTAACGAGAGAGTTTCTTTTGCTGTCATCGAACCTTTACCACTGACATCTCTATATTCTGCATCATCTACCCATACATCAGAACTATGTCCTAGTTTGGATATGTCTGCACCGAATGATGCACCCAAATCTTCTATTGTTGCACCTGTATATGTGGTATGGAATACGATTCCTAATTTTGCACCAGCTATTTGTTTACCCAGCTCACTCGATGTTTGAACTGCATATGTAATTGTGTTTGGCCCAAATGTTATGAATGACTCACCATCAATAGTAGACATCTTCTTATCACCTGATGTAAACATCAAGTCACCCTGTAGTATCTTACTAAAGTTTAACTTTGAAAGGTGTTTGAATGCTTCTAGGAATTTGGTTTGTAGATCACCTGAGAGTTCAGGTGCATCTTTGATTTGTTGTTCTGAGGTGTAGTGAAGTTGTGCTTTGGTGAAGAGGGATTTCTTTGCAACAAAGAATTGTCCTGTCTCAGGATGAGGCCCTGCCCATATTGCTGGAGCTCCGTCCCATTTAACGGTCATCTTGACCCCTGACTTTGCATTACCTTTCAACATGTCTCTTAGACCTTGAAGAAAATTAATTGCACCACGACCACCATCAATACCTTGATTGATGATCTCGTCTTCTAAATGTTCTAAATGTAAGTTCTTTGCACCCATAATAGTAGTATATCACATAATCCTGTGTAATACTACTATTTATGCTTTTTTATTATTCGGGTGCAGTTTTCTGCTCAACACCGTTGTCGATGTTTGTTTGTAAAAGGTCTCTCTTGGTTGTGAGATTGGTAATAGTTGTCTTATGCCCTGCAAGAATATCTGAATATCCTGTTGTATTTGCAATGTCCTGTGAAAGTGTGTCGTTCCAGTCTTTCCATGCATCATATACTGCACCTTCTATACCAGCTGTGTTCTCATCTGCGGATGGAAATTGTGATCTCCACCAAGCAAAGTATGCGTTTGCACCACCTGTTCCTGTCCATCTATGAGCAGCTGCAGTTGAATCATCAGGGTCACATCCGTTTGTATGTGATGAATTCATTGGGTCTGCATTTGCACCTCTAGGCCCAAAAACATTTGAGTTAGCACCCTCTAAGTAATCGACATATCTTTGCTGTCTTGCAATTCTAAGATTTAATACAATTATATCGTCTGCCCATGCCATGTGAATGTTCTCCTAAAAAAAGTTATACCCAACTATTTAGGTTTTGGAGAGTGGTGACGACTTAAGTTTTTCTTCTATTTGATCTATTTTTAGTTGGATAAGATCAGCCTTTCTTAGATCACCTTTTGATTTGGCCGATCTAAGGTCTTTCTTGAGTTGTATTTTATAGGTAATACTCTCAATTACTTCATCAGATTTCAATGTTTTCCCAACCATTTTTTGTACCATCTACCATTATAACCCATGATACCTTATGAGTCAATAGTGTTTTGCAGCTTTAGATGCTGTTGCAAAATTGCAATCTCCTTCTTTTGACGATCATTAGGTTCCTTTACCTTCATTAAAGTATCTAGGGCTCTTTGTCTTCTATTTTGTATATTTTTCTTTTTTATCATATCTTAAAGTCCGAATATCTGTCTCTTCCTCTGTCGGCGACTGGAACACTATCATCATAGTCATCCCCTGAGTCTAAGAGTTCTTCTTGTGCTTCTTGTTCACAATCATATAGTTTCATTCTTGATCTATCTACACCGATAACAAATCTCTTGAATATAGTTGGGTCATTGTATCTGTTCTTCAACTGTTTTACAACCAACTGATCTAGTTCTTCGAGTTCATCACTGGTAATCAATGCAAACATCATATCAGCTGTCGCTGGTAATCCAAAGGATTCTGATGTATCTTCAAGTCCAATGTCTGTCGAACCGTATCCTGATCTTGTAGTCTGAGTTGCAGACATAATAGGTACATCATATTCGACTGCAAGTCCTCTGAGTTCTTCTGCAATACTCTTGACCAAAGTGTAAGAGTTTGCACCTGAACCAGGCCTGATTCTATGTGATGAACATATGTTTAGATAATCGATAAAGATGATATCGGGTTTGAAGTCTTTCTTGATATCCAACTCTTGCAATAGATGTCTGAAATGTCCGACATGTGCAGCTGCAGTTGGATACTCTTTTACAATTAGTTTACCTTTTGTTTTGTTCTTGAGTTTATCAATCTTCTTATCATACATCTTCTTAGATATATCAGGAAGTTCTTTCATAGGAATGTTTAAAGTGTTTGCATCGATTCTCTCTGCAATTCTTTCTTCACTCATTTCTAGTGTGATATACAATACATTCTTACCCATCATCAAAGCTGCAGAACCCATATGACACATGAACAATGACTTACCAACACCTGTGCCTGCAAGACAAATGTTCAGTGTCTTATTGGGTAATCCACCCTTTGTGATTTTGTTGAAGTATTCTAGATCAAAAGGAATCTTTTCTTCCTCTGTATGATAGAATTCAAATCTATCGTCCGCGTCTTCTAATACATCATGTCCTATATGTGTATCAAAGGACACGGAGAGTGCATCCTTTAAGAGCTCTGGTATCTCACCAGTAGATCGTTGTGACTTCTTATCGATCACTTCGATTGAATCCATTACTGCAATATAGATTGCTCTATCTTTGCACCACTGCTCTGTCTCATCGACCAGCCATTCCTGTGGGGATTCTTCACTACCGAAACCGTTTACAATAGATTTTGTGTCCTTGAGAGTCTTCTCATTAAGGGAAGTGCTGTTCTCAAGATTTATGAGAAGTGCTTCTATTGTGGGTGGTTTAGTATACTTCTGAAAGTAATCGTATGTAAATTCATAGATTGTTTTTTCAGATGTATCTGTGAAATACTCAGGCCTTAGAAAAGGAATACACTTCCGTGTAAACTCTTCATTCTGAATCAGATTCTTGAGTATCGTCTGTTCTATTCTCGTTTCCATATTTAAAATAATCTCTTACAACATCTTCTAGTCTTTCCATCACTTCATCAGTGAAGAATTTCTCAGGGTTGTTGTTTATTGTTTTTGCAAATTCGGTTTTACCTGTTGGTAGCTCAACTCTTGTTGAAGACTTTTTGAAGATACCACTTGCAAGTGCAAGATCAAGTAATCCATAGTATCTATCTAAACCTGTTTCATAGTTTAATCTAACATCCACTATTCTGTTTTCAACTGTAAGTCTTGACTTTGCATTCTTACAGTGAATGATGTTACCAATAACCTCGGTTCCTTCCTTCTCTTTTTTCTTGGACAAGTAGATAATAGATGAAGCTGCATACTTCAATCCACTACCACCACCCATTTCTTTTTGTGGGAACATGGAACCAATCACATCATAAGTGTGGTTAGTCACTATCATAGGGACACCTGCCCTACCAAGTTTTAGAGTCAATACTCTGAATGCACCTTTAACTACTTGAGCTCGAGTCATGTCTCGGGTTTCTTTACCCTCTGCAGTATCCTCAATCTCTTTTGTTGTAGATAACATACCCAATGAATCAAGACACATTGCCATAGGCGGTCTTTCTGATTCATCTGTTTCGAGATATTTGTCTAATATAGAAATTGCCTGTTTTCTGAATTCTTGAACTGTTACCACAGGCACGATAACCATTCTGTTTGAATCGATTCCTCTATCTTCAATCATTTCTTTACTGATTGCAGATTCAGATTCGAAGTAAATTACTGCAGCTTCAGGATTATCATCTAGGAATTGTTTACATATTCCCAAGGCAAAATAAGTTTTACCTGTTGCAGATTCTCCAGCAATTGCAGTGATTTTGTTTTTTGGAAGTCCACCGTGTAGTGAACCACTAAGTAATGCATTGAAGACATAACTCCCCGTATCAACGAATGAGTCTACATCCCCAGCTGCAACACCATCGGATACGATATTTGCATATTCGTTTCCAGTTGCTTTAACTAAGTCTTTTAAAAATGACATATTCACCTCTCATAATGATATAACCATTATAATATATAGTTGTGAATTTTACAAGGGGGTTTTATTTCTTTTTTGGAAAATCTTTCATCTTTTTACCATTCCTAGTATCAAGGTATCCCTCGATCATAGTCTTGATAGTCTTTACTTGGGCTTCAAGATGAATAATGAAACCGAATATTACTAGAATGATTGTCATGTAGAAGATGTCAAGGAAACCTATAATCATTTCACTTTGTCGATATCTTCCTGAGTAACGACTCCTTTCTCAATTAGTAATGTTCTATGTTGCATGTGTTGTTCTTGTATCTCTTCTTTATTACCACCAGCATAATCTACTGCATGGTTGTCATCAATCATTTGCTGATTGATAGAGAAATGTACTTCGTGTACTGGATGTCCTACATTGTGATATGAGAATAATTCACCGAGGATTCTTCCAAACTTTCCTTTATCGTGGGATACTAGAGTTAATTGTTCTGCTTGTTCCATTAAATTCTTCAAATGTTTCTTTGAAGCTTTTCCAAATAATTTCTCTACTTTGTCCCTAGTACGCGATTCAGGTGTATCGATGCCCATTAAGCGGACTCTTTGTTTTTTATAGGTCATTCCAAATCCTAGATCGATGTCGACATCAACTGTGTCGCCGTCTACAACTTTTACTACCTTGACATTATATTCGTACATATTGTTATTTATTGTAATTATGTTTTCGATTACTGGTTTTTTTCTCCCAGTGTTCGATTGCTTTACATATGGCCTCCTCTGCCAATACACTACAATGGAGTTTGATCGGTGGTAATTCTAATATCTCTGCAATATCTTTGTCCTGTATTTGTTTTGCTTCTGAGATAGTCTTACCTATCAACATATCAACAAACAAACTGGATGATGCAATTGCAGAACCACATCCGTATGTTTTAAACTTTACATCTTCGATTCTATCTTCTATGTCTAGTTTTAAATCTAGTTTCATGACATCACCACACGCGGGTGCCCCTACCATTCCTGTTGCAACATTCGGGTCGTTGGGGTCAAACCTCCCAACTGCATGTTTCTGAGGGTCATTTAGAACATTATTAAATCTATCTACGACCTTTTTACTGTATGCCATATTTCTATTTATCCAAAAAAGGAGTCTAGACTTGCAACTGGTTCAACATTCCACCCAATTAAACTGATTACGACTTTTAGAGGGTCAACAAAAGCTTTGTTGAATTGCATATCATAATCAATAAAACGGTGTAGGTCTAACTCTCTCGGTAGAACATTCGTGAATGAAATGACATTCTCGTTGATTGGATTTGGAACGGTTAGATAACTGAATGCAATCTTTTCTCCGTTCTTAATCATTTCATATCGTCTGTCGATGTTCTTCTTTTTAAGATGATGATTGTACAACAGCGAACCTCGAACATGAATCGGAGTTCCTTTGGAGTAAATATGTGTTGGACATGCATATTGGACTAAACCTTTACATCCTCTCGGGAATGCAACCTGTTCAGGTGGTAGATTACGAAATTCCTTTCGTGAGGTCTCTACGAATTCCCATAGGTCTTGTTCAGTACCATTCATCACAACCTTAAAAGCTTCTGTGAGTTTAGTTCTAACCCATTGTGGTGTTGACGACTTTGCAGTTTCGATACCCATCATTTTCAGTTTGGGTTCTGCAAGTCTAACTCCCTCGTTGTCGTGGACATTTAGAATGTATCTTTTCTTTGCAGTCCAAATACCACGATCAGCGATCACCTCTCTCCCCATTTCCATCTTGTTTTGAAAGGCATTTGTGTACTCAGATAGTTCATCGAAACCATCTGCAAGTACCTTCTCAAACATACCTTCTGATTTGTTTAAGAAGTCGATGATCTTACCCTTGTCTGTCTCTTCGGGTAAAACCTTCTGAACCAGTTTGTCCATAGTGATATAGACTGAATCAGTATCCATTGCAATTACAAAGTCTTCATCCTCAGTACCTAATGTTTTGTTCATGAAGTCATTGATAGTTCTCTCAGACCATTTGATAATCAACTGACCTGATGTAGTGATTGCCTCTGCAAGATCGATAGAAAAGAATGCAAAATACTGATTTGCCAATGCACCGTAAGCTGAGTTCAGTGCAATCTTACGAACCATCTGATTGTTGTTTGCTCTCTTGATGAGAGTATCGAGTTCTCTAAGTCGTTTACGATCTTTACAAGATTCTCGTTCAATCTGATATTCGATCATCTTTCTCTTCCATTGCTTCCTTTCATCATAGAATTTCTCCATGAGTTCAGGTAGGAAACCTTGACGATCTCTTTTGAATTTTGCACCGTTGGGACAAACTGTGTTGTTCTGTTGTTTTAGATATGATAGATTACATTCTTTGTTGAGTAATCGATCAATTGATACATCCTCTTTGTATTCTTTTACCATCTTCTCAGGACTGATATTGTACTGCATGATGATATGTGGATACAGTGAGTTCAAGTCAAACGATACCACCCAATCATGACCACCGACTAACGGGTCTTTGACATAGGCACCTATGATAGGTTTCATCTTGTCATTACCAGTCCTAAGTCTTTGTGGTGGTGTTTGTATGTTTTGTTCTTTAAGGAAGTTGTAGATAATGGTTTCCCAATACTTCACCATTCCAAAGGTATCGTTGTAATTACACTTTGCATTGTAACTCATCGCTTGAACGAGTTCGATTAATCCTAGTTTCTCTTCTAGTTCTTCGACCAGTACAGCATCCTGTACATTATACTCAAGGAACTTTGGATAGTCTTGTTTGTAAAGTGTATGCAGATTTCCATACTCTGAATAATCTAATTTACTTTTACCAAGTTCGACATTTGCAATGTGATCTAGTCTGTAGGATTCTTGATTTACAAATGTATGTTTACGATATAGTTCTAGATAGTCAAGAACATTCACACCATAGAGATTGTAAACCTGTTGTTTCTGATATCCATGAGCAGTAAACTCACGAACATCTGATTGATTCCATGGTGATAGCTTTTTGTGTTCATCTTCACCTAGGATTTTATCGATACGATTACAAAGATATGTGATATCGAATGAGTTCACATTCCATCCTGTAATGATATCGAATGATTCACTTCTCCAATACTTAACAAACTTCATCAATAGGTTTGCTTCGTTTGTGCATTCGTTATAGATCACATCAGTACGATCATGATTCCATGGGCCGATACCGAATACTACAGTTTCTTTTCCAAATGGTTTGATGGAGATTGCATTGACCTTCTCTCCAGCGATCATTGGTTCAGGGAATCCATCTTCACACTCACACTCGATATCGAGGGATGCAACTTTGATTAGTTTAGGATTGTATTCTATATCACCTTTGAACTTCTCTGCGATATAAGTGTAGATATACTTGTCGTATCCATGGATTTCAAATCCTTCGACACCTGAGTATCTCTCTCGAAACTTTCTTGCACCACCCATAGAGTTTAGATTCACTGCTTCCAGTGATCTACCATCTAATGACTTGAATGCAGTGTCCCCTTTCTTTGAGGGAATGTAGTGATTAGGTCGATAAGTAACAGCCATCTTGACTTGTTTCTTACCTTGGTAACCTTTGACTAATATTTTATCGCGTGTTCGACATACATTTGTATAGAAATCCATAATATAATTATACTAGAGGGATACTATTCTGTCAATGTAGTTCTGTCTGTATAATCTGAAAAATGTTTACGGACTACATCTTTTATGTCTTCATAATGTGCAATCTGTTCCATTTCTTTTTGAATAGTTTCTACATGGTCACCATGTTCAGCAACACCAACTGAGTTCTTGCATTGTACAAGAACATTCACTTTGTGCTTTTCTATCTGACCATCTGCATGTGCAACAACAGCTTTCAATAAGTCATTTGTCATATCTTTACTCATGATAACTCCAATACCATTTCTTGTAACTCAACTGATCTTCGACCAACCTGACCGAACCATCTGCTGTCTTCCATCTGACTTGCCATCTCTTTCCAATCAGATGTAGAAACTGCAGCTAACATGTTTCTGAATTTACCTAATCGATTTGCACCTAAGTTGAAACACATATTCACTAGAACATGTTGAATGTTTTCAGGTAATGCATCAAAAACGATATTGTTGTTTTCACATACATGAATCGTTTCATCGACATGCTTATCAAAATCATCTGTGTAGTATAAATCTACTACATTTTGACTAACTGGAGTTCCAGCTGGTTGTCCGTATTCGGGGTCTGACTTCTGAATCAAGTGACCCACGCCTAATGTTAGATATCCTAACGAATCTTCGTAGACTTCTAAGACCTCACCTTCGTGTCTTTTAATCTGTTCCTTCAATATTGCTTTGTTCAATTTCTTTATCCCTCTCTATTTGTTCTTGTATTAATTCTACAAGTATGTCGCCCATAAGGTTATTTAGTTCCTCATTTTTTTCTAAGTCTTCTACAGTGTCACCTGATTGAGGTAACCTTCTTATAGTTCTCTTAAAATTTAAATGAGGTTTACCATCTTCGAATTGTACATCCCCGTACTGGTAAACTAAACCCTCCCATTCTCCACTGATGATCTCTATCCCAGCATCTGTTTCATGTGGGTTTTCTACAACCCTATAAACTTCTTTAAATAACTTTGGCATAAATCTCGTCTTCAATTTTTAATGAAGATTCAGTGGTATTGTTTTCTCTCACATTAAGTTCATTAATGTTCTTTTGTATATTATTTATCTGCAATTTACACAATAGTTTTTCTTCCTCAGATTGTGTACTATGTCTTTCATTATGTCTTCTAAGTTCTTCATCCGAATCAACTGTTAAAAGAAAAGCTTGTGCATCATGGTTATCTAATACCCATTGTATCTCTTGACTTTTCCAGTACATATCACATTCTATAAGTGTATGTACATATGAGTAATCAGCCCATTTTAAGAAGTCTTGATACTTTGGAATCTCTGAAACTCCTGAGTCACCATCATAGATAGTGTTCTCTGCAGTTATTACTTCTGTTCCAGTGAATACTTGATTTGGTGGATACTTAATTGGATATGATTCAACATGTAATATGTCTCCGTATTCTCTACATTTCCAAAATGGAAGAGGTTCTTTAATATCTTCTTTTGGAGTATGTAATCTATCACAAAGATTATTTAACATCGTTGTCTTACCACTGCATGAAGCACCTAGAACAAGAATAATCATGAAATAATTTTACCGTAGAGTTCATCAGCTATTCTTAGGGAAGTTTGAATGTCTCTGTTGTTGACCACATTTAACCTTCCCATAAGATTGAAATTCTTTTGAATGTTATCTATCTGACTTCTACGACCCTGTAACCATTTCTCTGTTTGAGTATCTTGTCGTTCTTCGTGTCTTCGTTTCTCTTCATCTGAATCAACTGTTAAAATGTAAACTTCTGATTCATGATTATCTAATACCCATTCTATATCTTCTGCTCTAAAGAATCGATCACCTTCTATAATAGTATGTTTATATCCAACACTGATACCATCACAAAATTCTCTAAAGTGTGGTATTGCACCATATGATAATCTATCTGTAC